AAACTATTCAAAGACCATCACACTTCCGGGCAATGCTAATAACAATAAGGTCTTTGGCCACATATATAATTTTGCTAGTGCTAATAATTATTTCGTTAGCAATCCTGACCTTCCAAATGTTGGCTACAATTTTGATCCAACTAAGCAAGCGGAGGCTAAAATCTTTGTAAATAAAATCCAAGTTTTTAAAGGTGTTTTACGCTTACTAGAGGTTCGAATCAATGACGGAGCAATCGAATACGAGTGCGTGGTATTTGGCGAACTTGGAGGTTTTTCTGCTGCAATTGGCAATAGCCTAATTGAAGAGATGAATAACTTTAATACATACAATGAGGAATGGACAAAGGCAAATGTTTTAGCTTCTTGGGATCCGTCTGGTGCAGTAGCTTCTGGCATTGGTGTAGTTTATCCTTTAATTGATTACGGAAATTGTAAGCATGGTTCAATAGATTACCATCTAGATGCATTTAGGCCAGCATTCCACGTTTACGAATTTATGGATAAAATTATTAAGAATGCTAACTATACCTATGAGTCTGCGTTCTTTGAAACTCCATATTTTAAGAGCTTACTTATTCCAAATAACAAAGCAATTCTTGAGCAATTAAGACAAGACTTATTAGATGTTAAAACATTTGATAGCTTACTTCCAACTGAAGGAAAAATTGATTTTGCAATTGTAAACAATTTATCATTATTTGAAACAATTAATGATCAAGACTTTAAATTTATAGGACAAAGCGGAACGCTAGGTAAGATTAGTATTGTTGGCTTTCCTTATTTAAATAGAGTAGGTTATTTTACTTTAACGGTTAAACAAAATGCAGATACTTTATATGAAGAAACATTTACTTCAACCGTAGACTTTCAAATATTTCCAATTGATTTAACAATTGAGACAACTTTAGATGAAAACGATAATATAAAAATCGAATATAGTTTTGGCTCAGTAAGCTTTGATTGTATTATATACCCAGAGATTAGTTTAAAATTTATTTCTGATTATCCTCAAGTAACTCCAGCACAAGAATCGGATATACTTAACATGAAGGACTTACTGCCAAGAGGAATTAAACAAAAGGATTTTTTTGCTTCGGTATGTAGACTATTTAATCTTTATGTTTTTGAGGATGTCGAACTTAGCAATCATTTACTTATTGAGCCATATATTGACTTCTATTTAAAAGGCGCTGGATTCTTAAAAATAAATGATTTAGGCGAATTGCTTTTGCATGGAGAACCGGGAGACCCGACTGGTTTACTTTTGCTTTCCGATCCTTCCGCAGATTCAGTTGACTGGTCAAACAAAGTAGACCATAGTAAAGAAATTTCTCTTAAACCTATGAGCGAATTAAATGCTCGCTATTTTGAGTTTAAGTACAAAGAAGATGACGATTATTATAATGACCAATACCAAAGCAAATACAATCAAACTTACGCAGATAGAAGGGAAGATAGCAAGTATCAATTTGCAGAAGATAGCCAAAATGTAGAAGTAATATTTTCGCCTTCGGTTTTGGTTAAACGAGTTGGTGGAGATGTAAAATTATGCGCTTCAATATTTAGTATAGAGGATGCAGCTGAAGTATCAAAAGACCATAATATAAGAATTATGCAGTTTGCTTATGTTAGCGGAGTTCCTGCTTATCATATAAAGGAAGTAAGAGCAAAAGGGAATGGAAATTTAGCAGGAGGTAGCATTTCTTATTATGGCTATGCCGGACATTTAGATAATCCTACTGAGCCAACAAATGATTTAAATTTTGCAGTACCTAATCAATTATATTTTACTTTAACAAATCCTTACCCAACTACTAATCTATTTACTGCATTTTGGTCTGAGTATATTGCGGAGATTACAAGCAAGGATAGTAAGCTACTAACATGCTATTTATATTTGACGGTCGAAGATATTTATTCCCTAAATTTTGCAAGGTTAATTTATATAGACGGAGCTTTATTTAGACTAAATAAAATTATAGATTTCAATCCAACCATACCAAAAACGACCAAAGTAGAATTATTGAGAGTGCTTGAATTAACATACGCAAACTAATGGCAGTAAATGAAACGGTAGGTATAAATCTAGTAGCGGACACTAAAAGTCTGCGTAGTCAATTAAGAGAGGCAACGCAAGAGTTAGCAAGGTTACAAGATACGGCTGGAGCTTCAGCACAAGCAATTGCAAATGCAGCACGAAGAGCAGCAGAGTTAAAGGATCGTATTGGCGATGCAAAAGATACTATTGACGCATTCAATCCGGATGCCAAGTTTAGAGCTTTTGGTCAATCTATCGCTGGAGTTACTGGAGCATTTGCAGCTGCTCAAGGCGCATTAGCTTTATTTGGTGTAGAATCGGAGAATGTACAAAAGCAATTATTAAAAGTACAAGGCGCATTAGCTTTATCCGAAGGACTTAATACTATCTTAGGTTCAATTGATGGTTTTAAGAACTTAGCATTAGTAATTAAAACTCAAGTAGTAGAAGCTTTTGCTACGCTTCGAGGTGCTATTCTTGCAAGTGGATTAGGCGCATTAGCGGTAACTTTAGCAGCTGGTTATTTACTTTGGGAACAATACAAAGAAGGTATTGAAAACGTTAGAAAGAAACTAAAGCAATTTCAAGACGATACTGCTAGAGGAGCAAAAGCACAAAAAGAAGCAGAGCTTGATGCCCTTGAAAGATTGCGTAAAAATGCTATTAATGAAGCAAAATTAAGCGGAGCAAAAGAGCAAGAAATTTCTGCAATAGAAGAGAAATTTGCTCGTCTTAAAATTAAAACATTAACAAGACTTAGTGAAGAAGTAAGAGGTAATGTAGAGGTTCAAAAAGAATATGAAAAAGAATTAACTGCTACAAAAGATAATCTTAATGAAATACAAGTAAACAATAAACTTAAAGCTCAACAAAGGGAAGTAAAAATTTCCGAAGAAAGAGTAGAAAAGGAAATTGCTTTAGAGCAAAAGAGATTTGAGCGTTTACTGGAAATAGGCAAAAAGGGAACTCCAGAATATGAAGCAAAATTAGCTGAGTTAAATTTACAATATCAAAGCGATATTGAGCTATTCAGCAATAATGAAAAGACAAAGTATTTTATAACTAAGAAATTCGAGGAAGAAAAATTCCAATTGTTTAAAGATAATCGCAGAAAATTAACTGAAGACGAAGAAAAAGAAATTGATTTAAAACTTGAAAAGCTAGAAATTCAAGGAGCTAAAGAGATTAAAGAGAGAAATAAAACTGCTTCAATTATTACAAGTGCAATGGATAAGTCGCTTAAAAAAAGCGCAGATTCTGAAATTAGAACCGCAAATGCACTAAAGATTGCTAAGTTAAATATTGCAGCAGATACTCTAGGAATTTTATCTGGTTTTGCAGAACAAGGTTCTGGATTACAAAAGGGATTAGCGTTAACTCAAATTGCAATTGATACTGGTGTAGCAATTTCTGGCTTAACTGCTTCTACTTCTGCTCCTAGTCCTGACAACTTAGCAACTGGTGGTATTAGTGGATTCGCAAAATACGCTGCTGGTATAATAAAGATTTTAGCAAATATTGCACAAGCTAAAAATATTATACAATCAGCTGGACCAAGTGGTGGTTCAAGTCCTATTTCAACCGTAAGCAATAGCATAGCTCCTATTGTTCCACAATTTCAACCGGTAGCGCCAACGGCTTTAGATGCTACAAGTTTAAACACAATTAGCAACGTAGTAGCTAGAGCTTATGTAGTGGAGTCGGATATTACTGGAAGCCAAAAAAGAATTAGAAGAATCGAAAACGCAGCAAGAATATAACTATGGATTTACCAATTTATCAGCTAGAGATTAGCGACGATTTAAACGATGGCGCAGAGGTAGACTTTGTGGCCTTAGTTGACAGACCAGCAATAGAGCGCAACTTCTTAAAGTTTAAAGAAGCTCGCAATAACTTTGCTATCCAATCAGAGGACAGACGAATAGTATCTGGGGCTTTAATGCTTGCAGATACTCCTATCTATCGTAACGATCAGAATGGAGAATACTATGTAACGTTTACAAAAGAAACGATTGAAAAGATAGCACAAAAGTTTTTTAAGAAAGGCTACCAGTCAAACGTAAACTTAATGCACGATGAAGCTCAAGCAGTTGATGGCATTACTTTATACGAGTCATTTATTGTAGATTCTGCAAGAGGTATTTCTCCGATGAAAGGATTTGAGGATGCGCCAGAAGGTTCTTGGTTCGGAAGCTTTAAGGTAGAAAACGAGGATGTATGGCAAAAGATAAAGACTGGAGAGTTTAAGGGATTCTCAGTTGAAGGCATATTTAACTACAAAAAAGAAAAGCAATCTATAAGCGTAGAGGAGGCGATGTGGTCTAAGATTGTAGATATTCTTGAGCAGGTTAAACGATAAAGTATTCAGATTAATTTATTTATAAACACAAAGTAAAAAACAATGACGGTAAAAGAAGGAATTGAGCAAATCAAAGTATTGCTTTCTGGTCAAACAGAATTGCAAACTGAAGAGGTAGCGCAAGAGCCAGCTACTGAGTTGACATTTGAAACTTACGACCTAATGGATGGTAGTAAGATTGATATGTCTGCTTTAGAGATTGGTGCAGATGCGATGCTAGTAGACGAGTCTGGTAATGCAGTTGCTGCGCCTAATGGCGAGTACGAATTGGCAGATGGTACTATGGTCTCAGTAGTTGAAGGTAAGGTCGAAGGGATCGAATCTCCAATAGCTGAAATGCCAGAGGTAGAAGATGAAATGACAAAAGAAAAAGAAATGGAAATGTCAAATCAATTCGACGAAATGGATGCAACTATTAACTACTTGAAAGCTGAGAACGATGCGTTAAAAGCAAAGTTAGACGAGATGGATGGTAAGTTTAATCAAGCATTTGAAAAAGTATTTGTTTTGGTAGAAGAGTTAGCTAAGATGCCAAGCGCAGATGCTATCCAAGCTCCTAAGCAATCGTTTAAAGTAACAGAGTCAAAGGCGGACAAGGTTGATCGCTTCATGGCTAAATTTGTAAAATAAAAATCACAATTTAAATTTAAAAAAAATGGCATTTGTAGTAAGCACACTAGCAAATTACACGGAAGAAAACGTAGCTCAATTAGTAGCTTCTTCTGTATTAGGCGCAAAAACGGCTTCTTTGATTAAGGCTCAAGGAAACGTAATGTTAGGAGTAAAATCAGCAGAGACAATCAATATCATGGACACAGACGCTATCTTCCAAGATGGTGGTTCATGTGGATTTACTGCTTCTGGTTCAACTTCTTTTACACAACGTACGGTTACGATTGGTAAGATTAAGGTTAACGAGGCACTTTGCCCTAAGGATTTAGAGTCTAAGTACTTGCAAAAAGCATTAACTGC